TCCGAGAGCCATCCAGGGGCCTCCAGGCGGTCGATGGTCGCCTGGGGCAGGGCATCCTCCCCGTAGGGCTTCACCCGGCTCGGGTTGGCCCTTGCAGCCGCGTTCCAGGCAGCCAGGAGCGTGGCCCCGTCCGCCTCCAGGTCCACGACCACGGAGGATGAGGAAGAAGAATCTGTCCTCTCTTCTTCTCTAGTGCGCTTTTGCTGCGCTGGAGCGCACTCGTCGCGTGCGCTTTTGCTGCGCTTCGGCGCAGCATCGGCGCTTGCCTGCCTTGCCCGGCCTGCCCTATCGAGGTGCAGGGCCCGGGCTTTGGCAGACTGGGAAAACCTCCGACCCCATCCTGGGATCGAGGCCGTCCCGGCCCCGGAGTCGAACGCCAGCCAGCCGACGGTCTCGACCGCCAGCCAGAACCGCTCGTCTCCGCCGCACGTCCTGCCCAGCCTCGCAGGCGTGGCCCTGACAGTGCCGTCCTCACTGTTCAGACTCGCCCACGACCACAGCTTGAACATCCTGTAGCAGACCGTCTCGACGGGCTCGCCCGTCAGGTCGATCAGCTCCTGGACCTCCGGCTTTTGGTCAAGGGCGATGTCGATCGGTATCCACTCACCGGCCATCCGTGGCCTCCCTCAGTATCTGAGCAATCCGCCGAAGGCTGACGCCGGCCTCAAGGCATTCCTGAATGCGACGGATGACGAGCTGCTCCTCGGCAACCTCGATCATGCGGCAGTCATCGGCGCGCCGAATTCCAAACGGAACTTCGCCAAACAGCTTTTCATACTCACCGGCCATCCGTGGCCTCCATCTTTATCTGCGCGATCTTTATGTCATGAACTACTTTTTCGCGGTCAATTCGCGAGCACAAGTCAGTAAGTTCTTTGCACGCTACAGGCGCACCGCCCATCTCAATCAGACTCTCTATCGCGTATTTACTTACTCCAAGAACACGCGACACATGAGATAACGCAGCATCCCAGGCGGCAGCAGAGACTCCATAAATGACGTCGAGCTCTGGAGAGTAGTCGTCAAGCCTTTCGCCAAACGAGATCATCCAAAGCCGACGCCCCTCCTCTGCTACGTCACACCAGTCAGTTGCATCGCAGGCGACGCACTCAAAGTGCTTGTGAATTGAATCCGCCGAATGGCTTTCATCGCTTTCCCAGTTTCTGATGTCATCCTCGAACCTACTCTGCGGACGGACCAAGTCGACCCTACGCTTGCGTGCCATACCTACCTCCACTGTTTGTTTACTATCGTGTTCCGTATCCATTACGCCCAGCCGCGTCAAAGCGGCCATGCGCGATCCGATGGCGGAGCCGATCACTTCGCCATGAACACAGCAAGGTCGCCATCGTCAGAAACAAGCTCGGCGTCATAGCCGTCGCCGACTTCAATTCCAAACGCCTCCATCTGCGACTCGTCGACAGCAAAGCGAACAGTTCCGGAGCCTCCCTTCTTACCTTGTCCGCTCAGTGCATTTCCTTTGCGGTCTGCGACACGACGGATCGACCATGTCTTCGCCTCGTTGTCGTAAGCGGCCGAGACGTGGTCGCCTACGATCCACCTAAGCCTCTTCATGACCTGCTCGCTGACTCGAAGGCCAACGCTGAAGCGTGGCCGTGTCTTGCTCGTCTCTCGCGTGAAATAGACGCGCAGGTCTGACTGTGCGCAAGCGACGCGACCGCCTTTTGATTTCCTCATCAGTTCAATGACTGCCATGACAAATCTCCTTTGTTGTTCTCTCAAACAAACCATCCCGGCCGCGCGTCACCGTGACGCCGCCGTGTTCGTTGCCCAAACCGTTTCCCGGCACCCGCTCGGGCTCGTGGCCTCGCCGATCGCGACCACCTTCCTGTCCGACTCGAGCTTCGACATCCGCCGGATTACCTGTTGCTCAGTGAGCCCGCACCGGGCCGCCAGCTGGTCCTTCGTCCCTGGGCCGGCTGCCAGCGCTGCGAGGATCCTCGCCTCGTGGTTGCCGACGAACCGCGGCGTGGCAGCTGCTGCAGCCATCGACGTCGGACGGTCCGTGGACCTCGCGAGCATGTGCCGCATGAGCGGCAGATCGGCGTTTGCTTCAATGAACGTGGGCATCCTGCCCTCCTGTCTTCCGTGTATTGGCCCCGTGTCGTGGGGCGTCCGGCGAAGTCAGCCCAGTGAAGGCGGTCTGCGGCCCTTCGCGGCGGTGGATTTGGCCGTCGCCCGCTTCGGCACCGCTCCCGTCTTCCGGGTTTGCCCCTGCGGCTTGGGCTTGGCCTTCTTCTTCATCGCGGTCCAGGTGTCGTGCCACGCCATCACACGGCCTCCACGACTGCCGAGCTGCGGAGCTTCTCCGCCTGGGCCACGAGCCGGGCCGCGCGGGCCTCGATCTCGTCTGCCGCCTCCAGCTCGGCCTCACGTCGGTCGAAGTACCAGCCCTCTGGCGTGTGGAACTTCTCGCCGCACTTCACGAGGAGCGTGAACGGGTTCATGGGGACCAGCTGCCCGACGAGCGTGATCGTGCCAATGCCGTGGGCCTCGATCGTTTCAGTGAGCAGCACCTTGTAGACAGGCCTTTGGTCAGAATGGGACGGCATCTGGATTACCCTCCGTGATCTGGCCGTGGGCCTTCGCCGCCTGCGATCGCTTCGCGGCCGGCTTCGTCTCGACTGCCGACTCCGGGGCCGGGGCCGCGAACCCGGGCTTGGCCGACGGGCCGAACCCGTTGACATACACCACCGGCTCGCCGGTCTTCTTGCTCGTGCCGCGGCGCGCCGCAATCACGACTCGACCTCCAAGCAGGTTGTCGCCCAGCTCGTCATCTCGCGAGATGCCGAGAGCGTCGGCCAGCTGCATGGCGGACTTGTGGTCCTCCTTCCGCGACGGGTCGAGCCACTTCTCGACCTCGAGGTAGCCATCGGCGACTGGACGGAGCGTCACGATCAGGGCCGTCCGGCTCTGGTCCTGTGAGATCCACCGCTTCGCCTTCACGATCTCGCACTCATGCTGCCCGTCCGGCAGCAGCTGCTCCGAACTCTCAAAGTCAGCGTCAAATTGGTCGAACTTCATGCCGTCACCTCCTCTCGGGATGCCAGACCGCCATCCGCGTGGATAGGCTCGATCTGGTTGTGTCGTTCGTTGATCAGCCTCGTCAGGTCGTTCGCCTCTTCGATCGTGAGCTGGCCGTCGCTGGTCAGCTCGTCGATCCTGTTGCCCATGTTTCCGAGGGCCCTCACGTCCTTCGCCGCCACAATGTGGCCGCGGATCTGCTCCGCCAGCGGCGGCTCGACCTCAGGCTGTGGAGTGGATGATCGAACGCGGTACGGCTCCTCCTTCCGCAGGCCGCGGAACTGAGTGCCTCCGGCGAAGGCCGGAGCCAGTGCGGCGAACGTCATCGGCAGCTCGGCTGGCAGCCCGTAGCGGTTCTTCGCGTCGAAGGCCGGCGAGCGTGTGGCGTACATCACGCGGTCCCGGCCGCCCTTCGCCTTCTTCCGGCCGTCGTCGCCCTCGACGATCGTCGTCCTGTAGTTGCAGAACAGCACGAGATCTGCCCATTCCTTGAAGATGGGGGCGGAGTGTTTCTCCATCTTCAATTCGTAGCGGTCGTAGCCGTCCGTCTGGTCTGGAGGGCTCACCCTCACCGTCTTCGCGTGAGCCACGAAAACGACGTTGATGCCCTTCTCGATCAGCTGGTCTGCCAGATCGAGGAGCTTCGAGATCGACTCGCCCACCTTGACCATCCCCTTCCCGTAGCCGAAGTCCTCGATGCTCGACTTGTTGTGGGTCTGGCAGATGAAGTTCTTCGCCAGCCGCTCGGCCCAGTCGGCCGAATCGACCACGACCGACCCGAAGCCCTGGGCGTTGCGGATCAGGTCGTGGAACGCCCCCTCGAGCTGGGTCCACGACTTCACTGCCACTCTGGCCACGTCCAGCTGCGATGTGCCGTCCTCCGTGTCGAGGAAGAGTGGCTCCGGGAACGCTGCCGCCAGCGTGGTCTTCCCGATACCCTCCGTCCCGTAGATCACTGCCCTCACGGCGGTCTTTACCCGCCCACGAACGATGTTCAGAGCCATCCCTTAGTCCCTCCAGTTGGTGTCCCCGTGCGGCTCCGCCGCCGGGGAGTTGGTGCATCCGTTCCCAGACCGGCTCCGCCGGCATCCTGCGCCGCGGCATCCTCCGCTGCGCTCCTCCTGAATTTTCAACGTGATCACGACCAGGGCCGCGACCGACACCACGAAGAGCGTGGCGGAGAACGCGAGGCCGGCGATCACAAGTCCGTCGAGAGTCATTCCCAGGCCTTTCCGTCTTGGTCGATCACGAGCGGCCACGCCCGATCGCGGGCGACCTTCGCCCGGAGGATCACGGCCTTCGTGGTGATGGAGGTACAACCCAGATCGCACGACAGCAGGGCATCGAGCGCCGTGACTGCCGCGCACAACAGCGACCGGCGGTAGGTGAACTTCTGCCGCGGGCTGGCACCCATCGGCGAGTCGTTCCGGTGGTGGGCTCCGTTTGCTCCTCGCATGGCTCAGAACTCCGCCAGCTGCGAGGGCGTGATGGCGTGGGTCTCGCCGGTCGGCTCCTGCATGACGATGCAGCCATGCCGGCCGACCTCGATCACCTTGCCCTCGCGCGGCATCGAGCCGACCGTTGGGCAGAACCAGAGCGAGTCGCCGATCGCGTGGTTTGCGGCATGGCCGTAGACCTCTTGCATCCCTGCTGCCGCGGCTGCGGCCTCCGAATCACCGGGCATCCGTGCGTTGGCTTCCATGCCAGACTCCTTTTTGCCATGTGGTTAGAACTGACGAGCGGTGTTTTAGGGATGTGGTTAGAACTTGTCAACAAGAAAAAACGCGGCCAATTTCTGGGCCATTTCGCAGGCTGTGGCCACAGACTTTGCGAGCTGGGAATCCGTTCCCAGCTCCTGGCCGAGCCGCACCAAAACCAGCGCCTGAATCATCCGGTCGAAGTCGATCCGTTTCACCGTAGCCTCCTTGCTACTTGCCACTTTGCCAGCCGTAGGAAAACCCAGCCGTGTATCCGGTCGTGAATGGCGTGTTGGCCGCGCCGTCGATGTCAGCTGCGCGTGCAGCCTTCCGCGACATCGCCTCGAGCTTTGCCGATGTCGGCCGCTCCGCTCCGCCTCGCGCCAGCATGTGACCAGCCGTGTAGCCGACGTCGAATCCTTGCCTCCAGCTCGGATCAGCGGACTCAGCGGCCTTCGCGTCCGTTTTCTTCTTCGCGTCATCCGCCCACGCCTTCCATGAGTCGGCGTATGCCTGCTGCTCGGCTTGCTTGGCCGCAGCCTTTCGATGCAATTCCTGCTGTCGCTCGATCTTCAGTTTCGGGTCCGACGCGTTCCATACGGCTACTCCCATCACGGCGACAATCACTCCTCCCACGATCCACATCAGAGCTTTCATGTCATGCCTCCAGGTTTGGTCCCACCGAACAGGGGAAGCATATCCACCGCCGGCAGCGTTCCGGCTTTTGGCGTTGTGGTTAGAACTAGAGATCGGAATCGGCCGGCGGACACTTGAGAGAAACGCTACGCCGACTTCCTGCCCTTACGCGGGCGGCCGGTAGACGGGAGCTCCTTCGCCTTCTGCTCGACTTCGTCCTTTTGATAGACGAGGGCGCGGCCGTGAAGGAGGTCGCACCAGAGCTTGCCTTCGAGGGCCAGCTGGCGAATCCGGCCCATGCTGCATCCGAAGATGTCGGCAGCCTCGCGAGTGCCGATGTAAGTCTTGCCGGGGACTGGCGTGAATGACATGTCCATAGGCTCCGAAGGTATTTTCCGCCGCGGCCGAATCAACGTCCGCCGGAATTTGCCTCCGGCCCCCAGGGAACCGTAGGGTTCCCAGGGACCGAATACACCCCGCTGGGCTCGAACCAGCAACCTTCGGTTCCGTAGACCGATGCCACACAAAAGGCGGGTATGACCGCTTGTAGGGGTGGTATCGGCCAATACCCCCCGACGGCCGAATTCAGCCCAACGGTGCCGCATGGAGCGGGCCGCAACACGCGACGGAGCGAACTACGGTGGAGTGCTCCAATGATCCGCAAAGCTACGCCACAAACGCTGCGTGAATACCTCATCGAATACTCGACCACGCGAGAAATCGAGTCTGAGACGATCCGCCAGTACGAGATCTCGATCGGCCGGCTCGAGGAGTGGGCCGGCGGAGAGATCCGCCTGGACCAGCTCGACGAGCTGATGATCAGCCAGTGGTTGAGGGACTACTCGAAGACCGTCGCAAAATCGACCGTCCGGTCGAAGCGCGTGCAGATCGTCGCGCTCTGGCGGAACGCGGCAGACGACGGGTACGTCGATCCTCCGAAGCGGCGCATCCGGACGGCGAAAGTCGTCGAGGAGGCCCCGACGGCCTGGACGATAGACGAGGTCGCGAAGCTGCGGGCGACGTGCCGCAAGCTGAAAAGGCGGCATAAGTGCGGCCTGTCCCGTGCCAAGTGGTGGGAGCTGGCCGTGATGATCGCCTGGGATACCGGGCTCCGTTGGGGCGACCTTGTGCGGCTGAAAGTGGCCTCCATCCCGGCGCACGGGATCTTTGCCTGGACCCAGCACAAAACGAAGAGGGTGGCGCTGTGCCGGATCGAGCCGGAGACGATGCGGCTCCTTCGCGAGACGCTGGCGGAGTGCCCGCGGGATCTTGTGCTGCCGTGGCCTGCGAGCGGCGAGACGTTCCGCGAACAGGCAAAACGGCTGGTTGCGAAGGCCGGCATCCGGCCTGGGACATGGAAATGGCTCCGGAGGTCTTCCGGCACCGATGTCGAGGTTCAGCAGTTCGGCGCGGCAACGCGGCAGCTGGGTCACCGACCGGGGTCGAAGGTCGCCTACGTCAGCTACGTCGATCCGACGATCGTCGCCCAGGCCGGCGGCATCGTATGGCCCCGGCCGCTGCCAGAATCACCGGAGGACAGTCCGGTCGACTAGGCGTAGCACACCCGCCGGATCGCATCCTCGAACGCCGGAGTTGGGCTCATGGCCTCCTCGACGGTCATGAGCCGGTCGTCGGGGACCAGGAGCAGCGGCTCGGGCGACGAGTATGGCGAGCGGTCATACCACCGCCGTGTCCGCATCACGACGCCGTACCAGCCCAGGTAGACGTTTGCCGCCCGGACGTACCAGTGGCGGTTCAGGGGCAGTTCCTGATGGCTCATGAGCAACCCAAGGGCCATGTGCTCGCACTCGACCTCAGACCCCAGCACGAGGGCCACAGCGGCGCTCAGCTGCTCGGGCGTCATCTCGACCACCCCGGCCAGCCACGCGTCGAAGGCTTCCTGTGGACAGCAGTCACCGGCGAGCTTGGCCATCCACGCGGGCGTCTCCGCCTGGGACTGCCGGAAGTGGCAGTATTCGTGAACAAACACCGACAGCCACAGTTCCGTCCGGCCGCCCGTGGCCACGACGAACTCCGGTGCGTGTTCGTCAAAGTATCCGCCAACCTTCGACCCGCCGCAGTCGGCGTGCTCGTCTGGAACGAGCCGGACCTCGACCCCGGCCTCCTCGAGCTCGGCCACGCGGGCCGCCACCCAGTCGGACGCGGCCGGCGGCAGATCGGGGAACCGCATGTGTCACCTCGCGAGAAGGTAAAGTCCGATGTTGGCGAAGGCGTAGCCGCTGTAGGCGATCGCGAGGCCGTGGTTCCCGCGCAGGCCCTGCTCTAGGGCCACGTAGGCGTAGATCAGCCCGGTAGTGGCGATCAGCCAGCCCGACACGGTTCGGCCTCCACAGGGGCCACACAACCCGGCCCGCGGAGCTGGCCGGCGTTCAGGTGGGGCCAAAGGGCCTCGGAATGGATCGCGGCGAGCAGCCCCCAGGCAGCATGCGGCAGATGAGGCTCCGACCGGTCGCCTGCCAGATAGCGGTTGATGTGGCGGAGGGCGTGGTTCAGGAGATCGTGAACCGGCATCCCCTTTTCCCAGTTGTAGTCGCCGTATTTGGCTGCACCCTCCGCGCAGGTCTTCGCGACTGCCTCCAGGCCGATCGGCGAGATCAGGTCGTAGCGGGTCTCCTCCGCATCACTCGACCGCACGGCCCCGGTCTGAAACTTCACCACGTCGCCAGCCCGCTCCTTCACGTCTGCCTCCTGGTAGTGCCGCACCATCCGAATGAGATGAATCACGTAGCCGGCAAGCGTTCCGCTCGTGCCTGTGTAGGCACCAGAGAACTGCCTGGCCCGGCGTTCCGCCTCCTCGAGCTGGTCTTCGTCGAGCCAGATCACGAAGTCCTCACTGTTCCGGCTTTGGTCACGCGGAGGTTTTCGACGTCGAACTCACCGCCCTCGTGAACCGTGACCATCGCGAACCCGTGGTTCCATCTGTTGATCCGGGCATACTCCGGAGTCAGATCGCACAGGCAGCCCGTGCTCCAACAAAATGTCTCCTCGTGCCACATGTCGCTTTCGGCGTGACCGCTGGACCGGTGCGAGTGGCCGACCATCACTGAGGCCAGCGTCCGCAGGAACGCTCCGCGGGCGACGTTGACGGGGGCCGCCAAACCCTTCGGCAGCTCGTGGCCGTGGAGGACTGGCAGCTTCCCGACCATCACCGGACGCTGGTCCTCGACCAAGTCGATCCCGTGCGAGTCGAGCTTCAGCCATGCCGAGAGGCTCATCTCCTTCTCTCCGGAGATCTCCGGGGCATGCTGCCAGAGCCAGTGCTGCCATCGCTCCTCGTGGTTGCCGCACTTGTAGACGATCGGGATCTCGGGGAACTGCTGACGAATCCAGTGGACGAACTGCCGGACAGCCTCCAGCTCGCCGGAGAAGTCCCGCTGCGTCGGATCCTTCGTCCACCTGGAGATCGAATAGAAGTCGGCGATGTCGCCGTTCAGGATCAGGGCCTCGACCTTGGCCTTCCGCAGCCACGCGACTGCGGCCTCGACGGCAATCTCGCTGTGATACGGAACGTGGACGTCAGACAGGATGCCGACGCGGCCGGTAACGGTCAGTTCGTATGGAGTCCAGGCCGCTGCCACGCTCTTCGGCATCGCCACGAGGGCCCCCGGCCGCCGGGCCGGGCGCGGGGCTACTGGACGAGAAGTGTTTGAGCCACCTTGCCCGAACTGCCCGCGGATCCGCGTGCGGGCTTGCTCGAGCGTGATCGCCCCATTGGCCTCCGCCACGAGCCGCCGCGCGAGCGTGCGGGCCGGGGCATCTGGGTTTTCGGCCGCCAGCCGGCGGGCAATCTTCGTGATCTCGTCGCCGTACTGGGGCATCCTTGCCTCCTGTCGTTCGATCTGTCCGTGATACGGTCCACAGGGAATGAGTCAATTGCCGAAGTAGAAGGCGTGGGCCTTCAGCAGCCGTCCACGGATTGCGATCTGGACCTTATTCCCGACCTCGTTCAGCCATTTTTTCCGGCCCTCGCAGCCGCACCCGCCGGGCTTGCCTTCCGTCCTGGTCAGCCTCTCGACCCGCTCCTTCGTGATGCCGATGGCGGTCAGGCCGCGCTCGACGAGGTCGCCGATGGGGATAGGCCGCCATGCCTGCTCGTGAACTGGCCCGCACTCACGGTAGGTCGGGAGCCGCTTGGCGTAATAACCGCACGCCGGGCACGTCTGCTGCGGATTGTTGAAGTCGCAGAGGCTCACGTCGTCACCGTCATGCTGCCGTCTTGCGTCGACGTCGCCGTCCAGGTCATGCCGGCGACGGAACATGTCGGCGTTTCCTGGCACATCGCGCACATGTCCTGTCCGGCCGTGGACGTGTAATAGAAATGGTAGCCGTACCCGTACCACTCCAGAGAGACCGCGGCGAACGCCCTGCACTTCTGGTGACAGAAGTCGCAGCCGTAGGCGTCTTCCGTAAATCCGTTCGCCTGTGACGAGCACGGCTCAAGCTGTATCTCAATCGAGACGCACTCGCCGGGGTTTGCCGGACTCGGGCAGATGCGAGTGATCCCGCCGGCCGTCGTGACCCACCGAACACCGAGCGGCGGACGAGGAAACAGCTTCAGGACATACGTCCCAGATAGGTCGACGATCTTATTCTCGCGAGGGTCGTTTATCGTTGCCTCGACTTCCAGCGGAATCGGGTCTTCACCCTTACAGCAGATATTGCAGGACAGCCCGCCGGAGTCGCGGAACCCTTGGTCGTACTCGCCGCCGACGACGAGCGTCGCCGTCGCTCCGCTGGCCGCCGTGAACTCGAGCGGGTCGCCGTCAGCGTCTAGCCAGGTGTCGCAGTTCGGAACCGTCTGTGACGTCGTGAATGTTGTGCTGCAGATCTCGGACGCGACCGTGTCGGAGCTGACGGTCCCGGCCCTGTCTCGCCTGTCCTCTGAGACGAGCCTAATCTGCGGGGCCGCATTAGGTCCGTAATACTCAACCGACAGATGGCCTGGGTTCGTGTTGATGTTTCCAACCCCGCAGAACCTGTGCATGTAGACGCATGGTTCGCTCGGGTTGTAGACGCCTATGCCAGAGTTATTCCGCCTGACGACCACGCTCATTCCGTTGTAATAGGAGCCGCAGCACTTGCTGTTAATCCACTTCCAGGCGAGGTAGCCAGTACCGGCGTCGGTGATCGCCAGCCCGGTGACCTGTCCGAACGTCGGGCTCGACGTGTCGTCATTTACGGTCGCCGTCAGGATTGCGCCGGCCCCAGCGCTCGGCAGGCCCTGCGAGGTTAGGATCGAGATCTCCGCGACATATGGCGGCTCGCTGGCATCCTCGCGGTAATACTGCCCGCCGTTCTCAACTGTGACCCCTGTCGGGATTCCGTCGTCGTGGTAATACTCGCCGCCGGAGTTGACCTGGACCTCGTCGATCTCGCCTGTGCTCTTGAAGAACGCGCCGCCGCTAGAGAGCGTCACCGCCAGGATCGCGCCGTCCTCGTCAACCTCTTCGACGTAGGCGTAGAACCACGAGTAGGGAGACCCCTGGCCGTCGGTCGTGCAGTCGATAGCGTCATAGACCGAATAGCCCGTCCCGCCTGCTGTGATCGTGATCGCCGATACCTCCCACGCCGGCCGAGCTGGCAACTCTGCGGGGTCGTCGATTTGCGTCAGCGTGGCCGTGAGTCCGGCCCCGCTGCCGAGGCTTTGTACTGTGAGCGTCGGCGTCGGCTGGACGCGGACCGTGCGGACATAGGCTTCGGCCTCGATTTGCTCGACGACGCCAGTCCCTGAGAACGAGAGCTTCGTCATGTCTGCGTAGCTCGAGGTCGTGCCGGACACGGACACGCCGGACACGCCCCACGTCTGCGGCGTGTCGCCGTTGCTTGCGGTCGTGACCGTGAACGTCGCGCCGCTGCCGCCGGATGCCGAGGCCGATAGCGTGGGCTGCGTGCGGGTGGTCTGCACGCGGACCACGGCCACGGCCTCTGCCGTGTCGCCGACAGCCTCCGATACGGACAGCTCATCGCCATCGACGTAGCCGGTTCCGCCCTTGAAGGCCACGGAGGACAGACTCCACGTCGGCACACCGCAGGCATCGTCCGTAGACGCGAGCGTCGGCGTGAACGTCGCGCCCGTGCCGCTGCCTCCGCTAATGGTAAGCGTCGGCGCGACGCGGCCGAGCTTGGCATAGCCGCTGCCGGAGCTCGTCAGGCTGACGGCAGAGATCGGCCCCTTGCCCGTATCAGGGTCCCCGCCTGGAGCGGTAACTCGCCCGGCCGCTCCGCCGCCGAAACATGACGAGAACGTGAGCGAAATCAGGTCGGGCCCTTGGGTCTGCTCTGGCATGTTGTCGAGCGTGACCGTGAGGGTGTCGGGCAGTGCTCCGGCCGTGCATTGGCTACACGGCGGCGCAGTACAGCAGGCGGAGCAGCTCGCGCCCAGCATGAAACCCACCGGGTACATGCCGGCCGCTAAGACGAACAGCCCCCACAGAACCAGCGAGGGCGGGTCGGCTGACTGGATGGCGGCTAGCAGCTCGAGCACGTCAGCACTCCGCAGCGACGAGGAGCCACCGGTCGCCGACGAACACACATAGGACCTTCCGCGTCCCGCTCGCGACCGTGACGGTGGCGAACCAGTTCGTGGCCGTGAACGTCACGGTTGGCGAAAGACTGGTTCCGTCGGCATTGACCTGCGTGACGGTGGCCGTCGAGCCCTTGTTCCAGGTCGCCGAGATCGTGCCGAGCCGCGGCTCATCGCCGCCGTCGTCGCCGCCCTGCCGGAACCGCAGCCCCGGCATATCGCGGCTCCCCCGCTCGTAGGCCAGCGTCGCGGCCGCCACCCGGCGGGCGTCGTTCTCATTCCAGGAGACCCGGCGAGGGGCGGCCATGCGTCAGGCCCCGGCGGCTGGGATGATAAACGGCGTGCCGAACTTGGCTGCGAACGTCGTCACCGGGTAGAGCGGAGCACCGGCCCCGTTGCGGATCACGCTCGGAGCAGAGCCGTCGCTCTTCTTCGTGCCGTTGCTGTTGAGGGCCACCGGTTGCTTCACCGGCTTCCCGTCGCCACCAAGGATCACTTTTCGCTGGCCGCCGACGAGCTCGTGGAAGCCAACGTCCCAGGGCATCGTCTTCCACGTGTCTGGGTCGTAGCGGAACTCCCACGTAGTCTCCACGAGTACCAGATTTTCTTCCGTGCCGCCGCTGGCGGCTGTCCCTTCGCTCGCGTTGCTGGCAGTTTTTCCGCGAGAGACGTTCTGCACTTCGCGGCGCTTGGCCCCCTTGAAGTAACACTTCCACGTTCCAGGGGCACCGCCGTCCCACGTGTCGCTGTTCACGCTGCCGGCATACAAGTCCGCGTCGGCCTTCCAGGAATCGCTCGTGTAGAACTTCGTGAGCGTCCAGTCCTTTTCCTCGCGCTCCCGTTGGAGCCCTTCGACAGGGTCGCCTGCGGCATTGGTGATCATCACGCCGTCGCGGTCTCGGAACGCCGGGACCGTAGACGAGCCGCCGCCGCGCTCCCAGAAATCCTCCGGGATGCCGTCGTTCTTCAGCTTGGCAGCCTTCGGCGGCGGATAGAACGCCACGTCGAGACGCCAGAGCAAGCCCTCCTTCGTCACCGGCGAGAGCTTAAACTCCATTGCCTTACAGGCTGCGTTCTCCCAGTGCGAGGAGTACCAGCCGCACGGGACGGCCTTCACGATCGCTTGTTTCGAGTCGAGCGGCGAGCTGTTGCGGATCAGCCATGCCTCGTCGTAGCGCAACGGTTCGCCTACCTTGCCGGAGAACCCGGTGCCTTCGATCACGCGCCGCCAGCCGAGAATTGCCATCGGTCACTCCAGGGCAAACGGGTAGGTGTCTTCACCGCCGGAGGTGTTGTCGGCGATCTGCTCGAGCACGGAGAGCTGTTGCTGCTGAACGTCGGCCCCTTGGCCGCGCATGAGGCGGAACATCTCCGCGATGCCTTCGCTCGACCGGGAGTCGATGCCCTTGATAGCTTGGTCCACGTTTGTGAACTCGACCGTCTGCTGAACGTCGATCGGCGCGGGCTTCACTTCCTCAATCTGGTTTGCCGATGCCTGGGCACGAGCGACCGCGGAGTCGAGGGCGGTCGTGAGCGGGCCGGCGATCGCCTGTCCGACTGGGGCCACTCCTTCGCCGAAGGCCGCGCCGAAGTTGGCCGCAGCTGAGTTGATGTTCTCAGTGATTCCGGCCGACACCTCTTGATTGAACGCGTTCATACCGGCGATCGCCGTGTCGAGCGACGTCGTGTCGAAGCCGAGCGCCTCGCCGATGTACTGCGCCGCCTCCATGAGGCTTTGCACAGGCCCGGAGATTCCCATGATGATCACGCCGAAGGCCGCCTGGAGGCTGTCGGCGATCCCGGCGAAGAAGCTGACCACACGGTTCGCGAACTCCCAGACACCGCCCCACTGCTGCCCAACCTGTGACAGGTAGGCGAACGTGCTGCCGAAGTTTTGGATCAGGAAGTCGCCGATGCCTGCCAGAAACCGCGCCCCCTGGAGGATGCCGTCGCCAATCGCCTGCCCGATGTTTGCGCCGCCGATGCTGCCCACGAGGTCGGAGAACGCCGTGGTGACGCTCTGGACGGCCGGTGCGAGGTCGGCCACTACTTGCTGGACCACGCCCTCCACAGCCTTCTGCGCTCGCGTGAAGGCGTCGTTCATCGCCTCGACGTCCTGCCCCTGGGCAGTGGTGAGCGACAGCCCAAACCGGTCTGCCTCCTCGCGAGCCGCGGCGATCGCGTCGGCACCGCCGGCGAACAGAGGGAGCAGCTGGGCCCCGGCGCGGCCGAAGATGGCGACGGCCGCGGCCGACCGCTCCGCCTCTCCTGGGATGGCCGCGATCGAGCTGGCAATCGCGTCGAACCGGTCCGCCGCGTTCATTCCGGCGAGCTGCTCGACCGTGAGACCAAGGCCGGCGAATGCCGCCGTGGCGGTGGCGGATCCTTGCGTGGCCCGCACGAAGGCCACGTCCGCCTTTGTGGCGGCCGCGCCGATCGCGTCGAGCGACACGCCAGCGAGATCGCCAGCCAGCGCCAGACCGGAGAGCTCGCCGTAGGTCATGCCGAGCCGGGCTGCCAGCTTGCTCGTCTGGTCGATCACCTCCGCCTGGGCCTGCCCCATGCGGACCATGCTCCCGACGGCCTGTGATGCGGAGCCGACGAGAGACCCAAAAAACTGCGCGGCGTTGATCGCCACGAGGGCGTTCATGCCACCACGGAGCCCTGAGATGTCGCTCTGGAGCGACTTGAACGCCCCGCTCGCAGACTTGACGCCAGACGTCAGCCCGGCCGTCGAGGCCGTGAATACCGCGGAGACTTTTCCAATCGTGGCCATGCTATTCCGTCGCCTCTTCCTTGGGCGTCCACCGGGCCCCTGCGGCCTTCATCATCTCCGCCTGAATCTCGTCTTCCGTCATCTCCCGATCTGGGTCGTAGCTGGGCAAGAACATCTCTCGGAACTGCGGGTCTACGTTTGCTCCCAAGGCTTTCAGAATCAGCGACGTCGAAAGGGCAGTGCGGCCCCACTCGTCGCCGAACGGCTCGACGCGGTAGGCAGCGATCCACCGCCGCAGAGCGGAAATGGGGATATTGCGCCTGAGCCGCTCGACGTTGATGATCCGGTGATGAGCCGCCAGCCGGTACAGGAATCGCTCGATCAGTCCTGCCCGGCTGCGGAGTTTTTTTCCACCTCCTGGACTTCCTGGTCGTCGTTCTTCAGGACCGTTTTCAGGCAGCGTTCATAAAGCCACATCACGCGTTCCGGGTTGGCCTTCATGATCTGGCCGATGCTGTCGGCCGTGAACATGGGGTCTCCGTTCTTTTTGCAGACACACGCCACGAGCGTCTTCGCGACGAGCGTGGCAGGCGCAATCTTTCCAACGCAGTCGCGATGCTCCGTCACCACCGCGTACCAATCGTCGAACGACGGGTAGCGCAGGTGGACGGTGTGCTTCTCGTCCGGCGTCTTGACCTCGACGACCTCCGGCTCCCACAACAGCAGATCTTCTTCGTTCTTGTTCATGACTGCGGCGCTACTCCTCCTGAGAACCGGAACCGGGCCGTTCCTCGCAGGAACTCACCCACGTTGCCGCTCACGTCCCATGTCTCCAGGAAGGCGTCGAGGGAGATGCTTCCGGTCGAAAAAGTGACCGTCAGAGTCCCGCGTTTCCCGATGTCATTGACGCCGAACGGCGGACAGTCCCTAAGACTGACGTCCGCGCCGCCTGGATCAATACCCAGGCACTCATACTGAGAAACGACCCTTGCGAACGACCCGGTGCCGATCACCGTCGAGCCGACGTTCGTCACCTCCTCGAGGCGAGCGGTTCCAGGGCTGGCTCGCCAGTTCGTGAGCCGGCCGATCGTCGTGCCGGCGAATGAGACGTTTGAGCCCTGGGAAGATGGCGGAGGGTTGTTGGTTGGCATGGCGGCTCCCGGCCCCGTGAGGCGTCAGCCGGCGTCAGGCAGTGAAGTCGCTCGTGTAGTTGGCCACGCCCTGGACCAGGGCCCCGGCGTCACTCGTCAGCTCGGAGTCGATGCACTTGAGCGTGACACCGCTCCAGCTCGCCGTAGATCCGACAGCAGGCTTCGACCCGAAGAACTCAACAGCAGCAGTCACGGTGATCCCGCCGTTCGTCGAGCCGTTCGGGCCGTTGTCTGGAAGGCCGTCTTCATAGACACGATTCCCGCCGTGAGCAATTGCCAGAGTGGAAGCGTCCAGCTTGTTGTCGCCCGGCTTAGAACGAGACTTTTTGATGGTCAGCTTGCGGGCCGACACACCACCGAACGACACTCCCTGAGAAGAAACGAGCGGCATGAATCACACTCCTCAGGTTGTCTCTTCTGGATAGTTCGACCAGCTGGCAGACCACGTGACGTACTTCCCAGCCTCGTATACGAACTCGCAGTCCTCGAGCACCCAGCCAGTAGTGACCGACATCGCAGACGGACCAAACTCCGCCCCCTTCAGGTTTCCAGAGGCCGTGCAAGTCTGCGTGGCTGAACCAGCGCCGCCGTCCACAAGCGGCGGATCGGCGTACTCGCGCTCCGTGCTGTCGAGGTCGGTCACGTCTTCCTTCGCGGCCGTGGAAGTCGTGTCGATGTCTTTGATGCTGACGCGCTTCACGCCAGCAGGCAGTGCAGGGGCGTTTGTCGGCTTGGTGGAGAGGGGCATCCGTCACTCCTCGAAGCGGATCTCGACGGCCTGCTCGACCGTGTAGGTTGGCTGTTCGCGACCGTCGAGGTAGCCGGCATCGCCGTCACGCTCGTCGAGCACGAGACAGTGTTCGATTGTCTGGCCGTGGGCCGATCCCTTGAACCGGTGAATGGCGGCCGTTATCTGGCCAGCGATGTCCCAGGCCTGGACGTAGCTGTCGGCATAGATCACCACCGTGTAGCGGGCCACCGGCGGCAGCTCGTCGGCGTCGGGATCGGCGTCGAAGGTATCGTCGAGCAGCTGCTCGCGCGTCGTGCCCTCGCGCGTGTAGGTGATGTAGGGCGGCTCGCCGCCGCCGGTCATCTCGACCGGCCACGCCGTAACGCCAGGGGCCGCGGCCTCGATCGCCGCCTTCAGCCAGTTGTGAGGGGAACCCATTTCACCTCCCGTAGTTTCGCGTAGGATTCATCCCGGAGGCCAGCTCCGCGGCAGCCTTCTCCAGAGCCTTCGCCATCTCGTCGGCCAGCCTCGATGCGGCCGGGCCGCCGTATTTGGCCCTGAACTGCTCGATCAGGTTGTGCGGCTTGACGCCCCGACTCGTGCCGAACTCCAGCCAGATCGCTTTCCGCGACTCCATGCCAGCCTTGTAGCCCACGACGCCGTACACGAGGCCGTCTCGGTTGCGGCCGACATACTTAGATTTCGCCGTCACGGCCCGGCGGAGAGCGCCGCCGCGAACCTTCATCTTCTTTCCGCTGCCGGCGACGAACCGCCCGCCTGTGCCGCGCTTCAGCTTGTTCCGCTTGATCTGCGGCTTCCCCTTCGGCGTGATGCTTTTCAGGACCGGGACGCCGTCCTTCATGGTCCGCTTCACAGCCGCCTGGAGATGCTTTTTGGCGATGTGCCGCGGTAGTTCGTTGAACCGGGCCATGAGGGCCCCGATCTCGCCCTGCATGCCGTCCCAGTTCAGCGAGATCATGCGGCCTGCTCCTCGACCGTGAGCTCGAGCTCGCGTCGGCGGCCTCCCTCGACGATGGCCGCGATCATCAGGATCCGCGACCCGCGCGAGACCCAGCGGAGCCGCATGTTCGACCGCACATCGTCCCGGTAGTGGATCCGAACCGTGGCCTGGAGGCTGCCGCCGATCTGCCCCCGGCGTGCCTGCTCCGAGAAGCTGGTCTGCTCATAGGAGCCCAGCACCTTGGCCACAGCCTCCCAGGTGGTCACGCTTTCGCCGGCAGCGTTCCGCGTGGCCACGGGCCGCTCCAGGACGTAGACCTCGGTGAGCTGGCCGGCTGGAGGCATCACCAGCCCCCATTCCACGACGAGGCTGCCAGGAGCGTCTCGAAGGCCTGGGGCAGCTCTGCGGCGGTATCGGTCGCGAGGATGCCGCGGTTCTCGAAGGCGTGATTTGCGTAGGCCAGAATGGCCGATTTCAACATCGGGTCCGGAGGCGTCTCTGGTGGAACACCGCCCCAGTATTCGACCGACAGCTTTCCGCGTAGGTGGCCGGCCAGCGTCAGCTCGCCGGGGATCGCGTCCGTGTCGAGCGTGTAGTCGGTGCTGGCGACGAGCGCCACGCCGTCGAGCGTGGCCACGAGCGGGTAGGCCTGCGAGACGAGCAGGGGCGGCGCTGGCAGGCGGACGGCTCCTGAGGCGACCTTCCACACGGCCCGGTACTTCGTCGCCACCATCGTGATCCCGAGCCGGGCCTCGACCAGGGCCCGGCCTGTCGAGACCTTATCCATGAGGAACCGGTCGAACTCCGTCACGTCGGAGAGGATGCCGATCTGTTGCTTCACGTCCGTGAGGCTCACAGGCTCGACCACCGGCATCTGGATCGTGCGAAACGTGTCGGGCCTCACCCTACTCCTCCTCTGGTCTCGACGTTGGGCGTGGCGACAGCCCGCTCGTGGCGGTCAGGGGCGGCCGACAGATCGGCTCCTGTGGCATGGACGGCCCACCCGCCGGCTACCAGCCGATCAGCCAGCTCGGGCGTCACCGCGATCACGGACCCGGATGGGCGACCGCGGTAGGAACGCAAGAGCCGGAGCGGCCGATGGCCGGCGGTCGAGCCGATGGGCATGGGCTGGCTCCGGATACGGGGCGGCCCGGGGGCTGCATCCCTGCGGCCCCCGGGCCCTCACGACGTCAGATTGAAAGATCAGGCACCGGCCGCACGGGTCAGCTTCGCGACGAAGCCGGCGTCGTGGTTCAGGATGCCGATCCGCTGGATCATGTTGAAGATCGTCTGGTTCTTCCGAGCACCAAGCTCACGGAGGGCCGTGATCTGGAGGCCGGCCGGCTTGTAGGCGACGGCGGATGCCGACGCGAAGTCACCGTAGATGGCCAGGGTGTTGGTCGGCAGACCCTTCACCTTGAACACTGGCGAGCCCATGACCGTCGGGACGACGCGGCCGCCGCCCACGACCATCGACCCGAGCTGGGCCGCGTAGACCTTCATGAGCTCGGCCCAGCCGAGACTCGACACGACCCAGGCCGTGTCGTTGATCACGTCCTCGACCTTGCCGATGAGGTTGCCGATGTTGCTCGCGGTGAGGTCGGCGGTCGCGCCGATCTGCACCGTGGCACCAGAGCCGATCGCGGCCGCAAGGCCGGTGATCGACTTGCCGGTGTGGCCACCGAGCCAGATGCCGTCGATCTTCCGAGCGAAGCCCGAGCCGCCCTTCTGGACGATCAGGTTCGCGACGGCCACCGGGCTGTCCTCGAGGAGGTTGTTCGACACCGGCACTTCGGCCCGGAGGTCGTACAGCGAAACGACGCTCTTGCTCGTCGCCACGGCCTGCCCGACGGTCTCCGTGTTCTCGTCCACGAAGTCAACAGTGATCTCGCCGGCCTTCGGCAGCGTGATCGAGTTGGAATTCGTCGGAACAGCGAACGCGAGCTGGGCACCGACCGACGCGTAGCTCACGGTGTTGATCACCGTGTTGTAGAGCTCGCCTTGGATGTACTCGGCACCGGCACCGTTGTAGGTGGGGGCCGTCTCGCCCATGTCGGCCCGCATCTCGATCCGGCCGTGGGCCAGATCGCGGAGCGCGATGCCGACACCTTCGGCAGCCTCGACGGAGTCGAAGCGGTTCCGGGTGCCGCCACCCAGGACAGCCCGCTTCGATGCGGGCTTGCCCTGCTCGCCCTCGACCGACCGGCGTGGCTCGCTGGGAGCCGTCACGGCCTGGAGGCCGGCGAGCCGGGCGTCGAGCTCGTGCTCACGCTTGGCAAGCGACTCGACCTCGAGGGAACGCTTCTCAGCTGCGGAGAGCCGCTCCGCGATGCTGGTCGCGTCGGCCTCATCCTTCGCCTCGAGCGAGCGGAGGTCATTGATCGTCTTCGAGAGAGTGGCGGCCTCATCCTGAAGCCGAGCGAGCTTGGGGCTGGGCATCTTGCCCTCCTGTGAGCAACTGGTGATTCCGACACTTCACACACGCTACGGAGCGACCGCCGATCCCTTGAAGGGGTTTGCGACAGCGCGACACGCTCCGGTCTTGCAGTCGCCAGCCGGCACGGCCTTCGCGCGTTCAGCCACGCACCGCTGACACTGACACTTGCAGGCCTGCGGGATCTTCGTGTCGGGCTTCCAGATGCCGCGCACGCACGTCTGCCCACAGTCGCATGCGGTCGGCGTTGGAGCCGGCGACGGCGGCGCGACATCCACGACCATCGACGCGCGAGCGACGGACACGGCCGCAGCGGCGCGTGGGGCCTCGAGGTCGATCGCCACCGGATCAGCAGACAGCCACACGAGCCACGCGATGATCCACTGCCAGAGCGTCAT